CATCTCTTAAATAGAATGGATCAGTTAAGTTCGCCTACTATGGCTATGTAATTCATTATTTCTTTTTAGGGTCAATCCGCCTATGTTGTTTTAAACATCGGAAGATCACCATAATTATAATAATGGCACATAACTTTTCACCTGTTAAATCAGATGCTTACATGGCTTCTATGATCGACTGGAACTTACATGCAGGTTTCCTGTATGTTTGTCGTCATCCGGAGGTATTGAATTCACTTCTTTACCTTACCGAAGATCAGTACTATCAGAAACAGGCTTGGTGTCTCGCAAGAGACCTTAGCTTGATCTGTTTAGCTACTCCTTCCGATACTAGCGCTTCTGTAAGACGAGCATTTCCAATGAGTTTGGAGGATATTGATAATCATTTCAATTCCTTCAAATCTCCCCTTGGAGCTGTAAATTTTAGTCGTGTACGATTATTTGACCTTATTTCCGGATGGAAATTAAGCGGTTCTATGATCGACTTCAAGGGAAACCTTGATGTTTTCTTTACCCGGTATGCTACATCTGTGGCACACTGGACGAAAACGCGATTTAGTGGTTCGCTACTAAATTCGTATAGGAAATTAGGTATCAGAATGTATATCATTCAACAATATCGAGGTATTAACCAAGTTATTATCAGATTAAAGGTTTCCACAATTGTAATTCTTCATTACTTATCGGGAAATCCTATATCACATACAAATGATTTAGGACAACGGATAACTTTAGTGAATGGGTTACCAAAATGGATACCGTGTCAGTTAAGACAGGTTATTCGATCCAAAAGTATTCCTCAGATCCGGATTTTATTATCCGTCCTTTCATCCTATAAAGGGATTAAGGGTGTATATAAAGATCCTGATCTTTCCTCAATTACGGCACCTAAGTTCTTTAAACCTGTTAAGGGTTCAGAGTCCTTAGCGCCTTTGAGTGTGGCATACTCTAAGTATCTTCCATTTGATATGCTTTCAGATGATTCTGAAGTTATCAAAACTCGAGCTAAATTCTGGCGGTTTATTAATCCGCGCAAAATCAAACTAGATCTAACTATTGATCCGGAAAATCTTCCAATTAATTTGAAAGCGGGTCCAAACTGTTCTGTGTCCTTTTTAGGGGCAGCAGTTGATGCGGTGGGTATTCTTGCAAAAAGGGATCATCCCTTATTGAAGTTTGTCCATTACATCCTTTATCGGTCTCCGGATTCTAGCCCGTCATCTTTAGGGGACTCGTATAAACGAGTTCTCGAAATTATGACAAAGCTAGCTACGGATACCTCTAAATCAGTTCGGAACCCTGCGAGAGCAGCGAAAGCGGTTTCTCCTTTTACGATCCTCGATATCCAGGCAGCAAATGCTGCTATGGTTAAAGAGTCAGTCGTAAATAGAGCTCCGCCTCGTCGTCCTCTAATTCCCGAGTCTTGGTCAGGTATAGCTGGTTTTGTTTTTGAACCTTCGACAATAAAATTTGGAAAATTGGCCATTAAGCTAGAGGCAGCCGGTAAAGTGCGAGTTTTCGCAATTATCGATTACTGGACTCAAGTGTTTTTGGAACCAATTCATAAATCTTTATTTTCGATTTTAAAAGATCATCCTATGGATGCTACTTTCGACCAATTAGGTAGAGTTGAATCATTTATGAAACAACCTCATACTTATATAGCGAGTTTTGATCTTAAATCTGCAACAGATTTAATACCTCAATCTCTCTATGTGGACGTAATGGCACCATGGTTTGATTTTAATGGTCAGAAACCGAATTTGGCCCAACTATGGATGAACCTTCTTGTCGATAGAGACTTCCACTTCCGTGGTCGTACTTATCGATATACAAGAGGTCAACCCATGGGAGCTTTGTCTTCTTGGGCATCTTTAGCATTGATTCATCATTATCTGGTATTCTTATCGGCGTACAGAGTAAACTTTGTCGACTTTAGGGATTATCTGGTTTTAGGTGATGACATCGTTATTGGAAACAAAACGGTGGCATTGGAATACTTAAAAGTATGTACTGAATATGGAATTGTGGTAGGATTACCAAAATCCTTCCAATCTAATAATGCTTTCTTCCAATTTGCTTCTCAAGATATTTTAGATCAAACTAATATATCTCCGATAAGTTTAAAGGAAGTATTGAGTATTGCTCAGATTGAAAACCAGTTCAAAAAACTAAGAGCAGTTACTGCCCTTGGTCCTAGAGTTGAGTTTGTAAATCGGCTAATTAGAAAAGGTTTCATTGAAAGTAACATTCTCTCTGCTCTGCGGGCGACTATGTCGTTCTCAGATTGGAGAAAATGTGCACAGTATCTGTCTCGGGGAGTTTTACCTCCTCGAGTGATACCGGTATTACTTGGTTTGCTAACTACTGCCTCACGGCTAGAAGTGAACAAATTCAGTGTATCGCAACTCATGGGCTCTTTACGAGGTGATATGAGAATGCTCACTGGTAATTCTGAATATAGTATTCAGGAACAAAATCTTTTTGTAGATCAAATGGTTGAAAAACTATCTGTTTTACTTAAGGATTCGGTCCAGGACGCTATGTCCAGAGTTTCTAAACTTGGGTCGAATCGAACTCTTCAATCTCACCCATTAGCTTCTATCTTTTCTGATTCCCTTCAATCTCGAGTTACTCGAAATTTAATGGATATCATGAAGATTCAAGCTGAATGGAAAGATCTGAGAACACAGGTTCTTGCTGATATTGAGCATAATAAGATTGTTTATCTATTATGGGACGGTGAGTCCCTAGATGCACATATCTCTTATCTTAATATACACCATATTTTCGGTTTCATTCGTAATCTTGAACAGATTCGTGATGATATTGATCTTATGGCTCAAGCGTTGGATGCTATCCAGGCTGGTTCCGCACCTAACAAGGTGAAAACCTTCCTATCTTTCATGTCTAAACAACATGGAAAAATTTAGAGCG